GTCTTGGTTCCATAGATGTTAAACTTGCACGAATGCTCAATCTTGCTTAAGTTTTGTGCGAACTTCCTATGATCCGCCTCAAACATGGATAAATTCTTTGGATTGATGTTTAATCTCCTATATTTTATGTCCTCGATTATTTCTGTTAGAGAAACAAGATAATCATAATTCTTTGGCTTTTCGTAATTATCAAAAATATGCTCGCATATCTGGTTTTTAACTCGACAAAACTCAATGAGGAATTTTTCAGGAACTAAATCGAAAAAACAGTTCTCATCGAGCGATACGCGCGCCGTATTAAATGATTTGATGAAAGCCTTGAGTTTATCTCTGGAAGCCTCCCAGCGCTCTGTTAGGGCCTCTGGACAGGCTTTATCGAGGGTTATTCCTCCACAATATAGCTTGGCATACTCGATATCGCGATCTCTGAGGAAACTTGAATATGACCATGTGTGGGTTATATCATCCGGGAGCCTTTTATCAAATAAAAGCTCGCCATAATAAATCCCGACGCACTCTTTTTTGTCGTCTAGTGTTTGAAAAAGCAATTTGTTCTCTATTTTAGTTTGTAGGATTTAACCACTTCTTGGATATATCTATCAAACTCCTCAAAGGGGAGGGGATCTTGATCTCGGTAGTGGGCCTGATTGAGTTTATAGTAAAAAGACCCCTCAACAGAGGGAATATCTTGGAATACTTTATTAATATAACCCATCGAGCGCACAATGTCAACATGTTTTTCATATTCTAGTGATTTTTTCTTGATTCTCTCTAACTCATTTCGGTCAAAATCAAGGTTCTTCTCGGCATTTTTCAAGTCAATATAAAGTCCGAGCCAATACCGGTCTGGATAGTCTTGATCGAATTCTTCTTTGGTATATTTTTGACGTCGATGGCGCGTTTTCTTTATACACCCGTTAGACTCAACTTTCGTCGTTGTAAATGATCGGAATCTGTTGGCGAAGTCTCGATAGGTTGTAAAGGCAAGATTCTTTAAAATCATCAAGTCCTGAGCATGTGCGACGGTAAAATTATTGCTAAAAAAAGTATAAAGACCTGATGATGCTTCTTGAGTCTTGGCTCGGTGAGATGCCACATTGTAAATGAACCTCCATGGGGCATTGTAATCTACAAAAAATCCATATTTTTGTGCCATAGAAATATAGTAAGAAAAATATGGATTTTCAGAAAATTCTATTTTGTTTGAATCCTTCGAGAAATCAAGGTCTGCTATTTCTACGCAAAGGCCGCTGTTCCTTATACTTGATTCATCCTGCAAACAAAAAGAAGAAAAAGTAATGGGGCCGGCATCTTCGATTACGGACAATAAATATTCTCTAAAAACAACCATAAAGCTTTTAAAATTAATAATTTTTTCTTTTTTATTAAATTGTTTGATATACGCCGGAAAAGATGCCTTAACAACGTTTTCAATCCACTTGTTGTATCTCGCGTTTATATCTTCAAAAGAATGTTTGACCTTCATCTCGGGTATAAATGGAATATTAGACGGTATTTTTCCGCTGGCGACGTCTCTTGTGATCTCCGCCTTCATTTCTTCAAATGCTATGACCACGAACCCAAATGCATACTGGCCGGTGTCTGAAAAAGGAGAAAAATTTCCTTTATCAGGCACGGTGGCCAAAAAATCAGTATTTATGCGGCCATACATATAGTTTTCATATTTTTGAAAGTCTCTTAGAGGTAGCACAATATCGGGATCAGAAACAGCGGAGACATTAGAATAGGCATAATTTTTGAATAAAGCTCTATCATAAAAAGTTTTTGAGGCGCCAGTTTGATTGGAGGCTTTCATATCTTCTTTTTTATTTAATTTTGCAATCTCTTTTTCTAAATCAAAGGGCATTTATGTTCTCCATATCATCAATCATGATGGTACACTAACCTCTTGCGCTGATCCTGCCATTGATGAGTCCTCGCTGCATTCATTATCCGGCGTATGTTGAGGTAGCGAAGGCTTCCCATCGCCAGAAAATTCGAAAAGTCCTTTTATTGTTGTTTCAAATTTGCCATTTTCTATGTACGATTTTACTTGTGTTATTAAATGATAACCTCCCAAGCCAAGCTGGTTTGATACCGAACCACATTGATCCGGCAGTCCTAGTCCGGATCCATATCCAACCGGATTGACAAATATATATTGGCCGGGCCAGAAGACGGTGTTCCCAACCATCTTCAGGTTGATGTTGTAGGTCGCCGCCAGAAGCGCCAATGGATTCAGGCCGTCTTGTTGGATTCTTGCTTCTCGCAAATATGGAACATCAACTTTTGCAAAAGTAGCCTCTTTTACTAATCCTCGATCTGCGCCAAGGTAGAGGTGATAAACTCCCTGTTTATAATCCCGATCTTCCCTTGCTGCGTACATTTCAAATGAGCTAAACTCGCCGTCACTATTGAAATCATATGTTTTAACAAATTCAGATTTTTCTTTTTCTTCTGTCGGAACAACAACTCTACCCAAGGTTTTGTATGCGTCCTGCCCTATCAAATAAAATACAGTCACATGATAAGAATTTTTGATGGTCTGACCGTGTGAGTTTTCTCTTGTTGTCGGGATATTCCCAGTGTCTGGATTAAAATTGCCCAGGTTTATTTCGGCAGCAGTTACACGAAGCTTCGTCGGGCGAGCAAAGCCAGTGGAGAATGGCGAAGGGCCTGGAGTGACCCTAAATTTTTCCAACGGGTTGTCACCCAATTTATTTTTTCCCCTTTCGGCAGCGGTCAGCGGGCCCTGATTGCTCGCTATAGAGATTGCTGCTGATTTTGAGATTAATGGAGATATTTCTATCCATGGGCGTGGCAGTCTCTTGTAGTAATCGGAGGTCGTCCAGGTAGTTCTGAAGACCTCGTCGTTAAAGCAATCTCTGTTTAACATTGGCAAAATAACCTCTTTTATGAACGATCTTAAAAATTCGAGAATAGGGAAGGATGATCTTTCGGAATTTACTATATTTCTTACAAACCAGCTATTATACGCTGCGACTGTTACCGGAACAGAAGATAACTGGCCAATCTCCATAGAACTACCATTTTTTTCTATTTTTTCGTAATCATAAGTTCCCAATAAAAAAACTAAATTGTCAAGTTCTAGACCGGGGATGATGCCTGGGGCGTCCTGATCTCCGGGAGTGTTATTCACCATCGCGTTATTAACAACAATGTCGACCAAATCTCCAAAATAAAACCAAGGGATATTTGAATATACAGTATCTTCATCATCAAAAGAAAAGTCTGTGGGGTCTTTTTCGGCTTCTTTTTCTTTTGCTTTTTTAGCTTCTGACGTTCCTTTTTTCGGTGTCACCACAGTATTTCTCCTTAGCTCAAGCAAGACGTCTTTCTTAAGTGTCTTATTCGTTGCGGTGATTGAATTGTTAACATCCAGTTCGGAGATCACCAGATTAGACACCACCTCTTCCGTAGTAGCTATCCCCAAAACAGAATCTTGCAGAGGCGCTGTCTTAATCTTCGAAAAATATATATATCCTTCAAGCTGGGTTATGATGTTTGACGCGAGATTATCTGCGTCAATACCTCTTTCTAACGCTATTTCTTCCCTTTTTTTATCAATCGATTCTTGGGAATCGCATATCTTTTTAAGATTTTGTATTTCTTTTTGTAGAGTATTAACTCTATCTTTTATCTTGGGTGTCGTAAGTATATCTAATCTCGGATCCATTCCCATAGCCTCCATCCTTGCTCGATAAGTTATCGATAATTCAAAAGTTCCCTCTTGGGTAAATGAGAATTCGTGGTCAATTAGTGTTAAAAATAGAGGGATTTGCTGACTCCGCATCGCAGTTACCAAGCCAGGAGTTTGTTGTCCTTCGAATCTTATAGGGGGGGCCCAACCTACAGTTGCCTTCACCTCATAAAATCTAGAATCAGAGTCCGCAGTGTTTTTCTCACAGGCGCCGGTGTCCGGTGCAGATATCGATCCCAGATCCTTGTCTCTACCGCCGGCGGGTGGGCGCAACAATAAGTCTTCATACCTAAACTTTTCGGCTTTTCCAGTTATAACATCTTTCCCCCACCGAGTGCTCAGGAGATCGTTGAAGCTTTGAAAATATAAAACTAATTTGGCAGTAATATCATTCTTAACTGTGGACGGGTTTGTGGCGTTCAGGCTCCACTCAAAATTCTTAATACCAACGCCGGTGCGGCCCGAGAGCGCTTGCGCCGCAGACACCCCCCCATCGAAATAAAGCTCAACTTCCTTGTCGATTTCTTTTGTTTCGTCATTATAATAGGTTTTATAAAGCCTGATCATTGGCATTAGTTGTGAAATTTCATGAGTTCTGGCCTGTAAGAACGGTGCTGAAGCCGGGCTATATGCCAGTTTGTTCATTGAAGCTACCGGATGCCCCGAATCTTGGTAAATTGATTTATGTGGGCGTTTCCGACGAGTAGGGGAGAGCCCATTTTGTGCTTGGTACCTATTTTCGTAATAAGGCCTCATGAAGCTTTCCAAGTTTAGTCGCAAGATACACTGGTCTGACTCTCTAATTCTTTTGCTAAAGTACTCGTCATTTCCTTTCTTCAGCGCACGGAGGGCTTGTAGTTGAGCTTCGCTTAAGACTTTACCCTTGTTGGCTGACGATAGGATGTCTTTTGCTAATTTTACTTTTAAAGCTTCTATAGCTCCTATGGGGGCTTCATCTTTGGCGAGAGCTTTTACACCACTTTCATTGATAAGATCATCCACTTCCCGCAAAGCATCTCTTTTCTTGTTGGGAGTTTCAAGATAAAGATAAAGTAAATAATCTGCAAAGTCGGTGATGGCGGTTGGATGCCACGAACCGTAAAGAAGGCTAAATACAGTCGGGTTACCATTTCGGTGACCGAGACACTCATCCCAAAAACAATCAGTGGGGAGCAGGGGTGCTTTCAAGCCGGTGAGGGCCTCAAAGAGTTGGTATAAGAGGCTCATCCAGGCGTTATTACCGGAATCCAGAGATTGGAAGCCGGTTTCATCGGTGAAATCCATGGTATCTAGAGCATTAAGCGCGGCGAGAGATTCGGCCGAGGTGCCTGCGGTGTTACCATAAGCGGTGACATACTCTTTAGAAGGTTTCTTGTTGGCCAACCAATTATCTTTTCCATACGAGTCGTTGGGAGATACTATATAGTTTTTGAAAAACTTATCGTAGTCTGCGATTTTATAAGATGATGGGCCCAGCGCCGTGGGCTGCGACCCGGGGTGTACGGGGGAAACATCATCCCAGGCGGCGACTGCATCTCCAGTAGTTGCGCCGCCGGCTATTGTATATTTGCGCCATTCTTCGCCTGTCGCATCGGCGAGCGTTACGCGGAGCCAAGAGGCCTCTGCGGTACCAAATCCCTCGTTTATAGCCCTTGAGTTATAATATTTTCCCACAGTATCTCGCTCCTTTTACTGGTTAAAATACGTCATGACTCTTTCGGATTCAACCGGAACCATGATCGTATCCCCAATGTTGATATGACTTTCTGTTGGTGTTTGATTAAACCAAGCAATAAGATACCACAAAGTAGCATCTCCGTAATACTGGGCGGCTAATTTATAAAGCCTATCGCCCCTTTTCCAAACATGAGAATCATAGACGACGGATTGTCTTCGAGCGGCCGTAAGTTCTGGGAAAGATGGAGAAGTATACTGGACCACTTTTTTGATATTGCGGTTATATATTATTTCCTGATATATTTCTGTAGCTGTTTGCTCTTTCGGATCGTTTAGGTTTTTTATCCTCTGTGTGTATCTTGACATAATTATTTTATTCTCCTAAATCTTCATATTCGCCAGGGAATCGAGGGAGCCCTTCTATCGGCGCGTAAGTGCCTGGATCTGCGTTCTCAACGTCTAGGTCGTCTGGTGGCAGCGGTGCGCGACCTCGATTGACTTTGTCCGAAGCGCGCTTGGCCTTTCTTGCCTGCTTATTTGCCTTTCTTTTTTCTTTGGCGGTTTGCTGTTCCGATGTCTCAATGTCCAATTCTTCCTGTGCTGCTTCGAGTGCTGCCTGGGCCGCCTCCTCCTCTTTGTTAAACGGGGTTTGCCCCTGCGTCTCTCCGTTTCCGAAAATAAACGCAGCTTCTCCTTCGCGCTTGTCTACGATGCCGGTTTCCGACTTGACTTCGTCTGCGATTGTTTTTGGGAGATTCGGAAAAGCGCTTAAATCCGATCGGCCGCTCGATGGCCACCTGCCAGAGCCGGTAAATCCAATGGTTTTCTTGTGTAAAACTGTCATATTGCAAGAAAACTTTAATAATTTGGGGATCAATTCATCGACGGCGATCTCGGTGAATTCTTTTGATTCATCGGCATCGAAGAAGCCAGCTTCCAAATCTGGAGAAAAACTAATTCCATCTATAGTAACCAAAAGAGGGCCGTTCACTCCGAGATTGTCTTTTATTAGATTTCTAAACTTAACTTTAATTAATGGGGGCTTGTTTATTGTGGATACGTTTCGAAGACTACGGTATCCTGGGTATAACATGCGGACCAGAAGCGCTGCGTTTGCCATATTTTGCTTTGCTTCCCAGATTGATCCCGCTGGACAATCCCAGCCTATGCTTATCGATCTGGTTGTATTTTTGAATGTTTGAATTGGGTCACTGCGACCATAAACTTGTTCACTATTCCAGTCACTCTTAAACTGATCATCAAAAGCTGTTAGAAATGCTTTGAATTTAACGCTTGTTGCATCTTCTCCACCAATGATCGACGTAAACTGGATATAGTTATGATATTCGGTGGCATAAAAATCGGAAGCATCATAATAAGTGGTATACCCGTCTCCACTGTTCGATTGCACGCGGCCGTTAGAAGCAAAAGGTCTTCTCTTTACCGTCTTTTCGTTGTCGTCGTTGTTTTTCATGGTAGTGAGTACCCAAGCCTGTTCGGATTTAACTGACCGTTTACGATCTCAATCACATAGTCCTCGAAGGTTGATGAACGGGGATCCCAGTGGAGAGTTATTTTATGGTCCTGCACGGGGGCTTTGACGGGCGATGAGGGGGCGCCCCCTTTTGAACTTTGCGATGATTTAGAAGCAGTGCTAATCAAACTGGAGACTCCGACTACCGCGTTTACATCATCTACTGATTTTATCGCGTTGGTGATTGCCACGATTTCGGCCGTCATTTTTGCTAGATTTTCTATTGGCGCGTTCATTGCTTCAGCCATCGATGAAAAAAGTCCTTCAACAGCCTCAAGACGTTCGAAGTCCAATTTCGAGAGGGCCCAGCCCAAAAACAGAAGATTGAGGGATAGGCCGGCCAGTGATGAGCCTCCAATAATCATAGCAAAAGCTAGGGCGCCAATGCCAGATGAGATTGACCAGAGGGCGAGACCATACTTGGCTAAATCGGCGGGAGGGATAAGAGCGAGAGACAGCATAAAGAGAGACATGCCTTGGGCTGCGAGACCAACTCCGGCGCCGACGAGGAAGAATGCGGCTCCAACCGCTAGGGCGGCTGCGGCAAAATATAGCATGGGCGATGCGGCGGCGCCGGCAGTTGTTCCAACGGCGGCTGTGACTGGAATCGAAGCGCCCTCGACAGCGGTTTTTGCGGCGGTTGAGGAAGCCACAAGAGCGTTTTTTCCGGCTATCCAAGTGCTGACCGTTCCCCATATTTTCGTTGCTGTAGTGATCGCTTTGATGGCGACTATAGCCCCCAAAACAATTGGAATGAACCTCCCGCCGGTAGCCTGACTTATATTTTGAATCCCCTGGAGTACCCATTTAAGGGCGGATATAACTGGCTCCAGTTGTATCGCAAACATTCTCATCGTCTGCGTCAATTCCTCCGCAAGGTTATTGAAGTCTTTTGATTGTTCTGCTAATTTCTCGATCTCAGCTTGGCTCTTGTGGGCCCCTCCGGCGGATTCGTCAAATCCGTTGGCCATGAGGAGAGAGAGTTCTTCAACATTGGACAATCCTGCTGCGGCCGCGATTGATTTCTTTTCGTAGTAGGTCATCTGTTCGAAGCTCTTTCCAGCGTCGTTGAGTGCGCCTGATAAAAGCTTCATTCTCTCCGTTGGGTCTGTTGTCATAACCATTTCCATAGAGTTTAGGAAGGGCCCTCCGAGAAGCGCGTTTAATTTTCCGACTGATTCTGCTGCGCCCTCAAACGTGTCGAATTGTTCGGTGATATTTAAGAGTTGGTCGACTTCCATGCCAGCGGCTCGGGCATTTTTGGCCAACTTCAGGAATACCTTTCCTGCTTGTTTGCCGAACGCTGCGAGTTTTGGCCCCGCTGCTTTGAATCCCGCTGCCATCTCTTCTGGGGGCATTCCTATTTCTTGCGCTAAGGCGAACAACTCTCTTTGATATTTTTCGGCCTCTCCGACGCCGACGCCCAAAGATTTTGTCATAAATTGAACATTCGCGCCGGTTGTGTCTGCGGAGACGCCCAGATGGGAAAGAAGGCCGGTTGTTGTTGAAAGTTCCTTCCTGGCGCCGGATGACATAAGCCGAAGGTCCGTAACGTTATTTACCAAGGAGCCGTATCCTTCGGCGGCCGCGTCTATTCCGACGCCATGGTGGAACATTTCTTGTTCAAGTGCTTTTATCTCGGCGCCATATAATCTAGTCGCTCCGGTTTGCTTGTTGAACGATGCGAGGGCAGTATCTGTCGACAGAGACAAAGCAATCGTTGCTTCAGCGAATTTCTGCAAAATCATGATGCCCGCGTTTTGCAAGGTCATGTTTTTTTCCAACTTTTCAGTGAAAGACTTCATCGCGTCTTCATTCGACGCGATGGCCAGCGCCGAACCTACAAGAGATCTCTCGAAGTCTTGACTCATGCCGGTGGCACGAAGGAGGGCGCTGGCCATTGCGTCACCCTGATCTCTGGCTAAGCCGAGGGCGTCAGCTAAATCTTCCTGTTCTTTGGCTAGCCTTTTCGTCTCTTCTTTGGCCGCGATTAGCTCATCGCGAAGCTTCGCGATATCTGCACCGCTTTTGGCTATCTCCTCGTTAAACTTCTTTTGAGCAATATATTGATCTTCGGTGGCGGTGGCGGTTTTCGCCTTCGCGGCTGCTAACTCTAGCTCTTTTGCAGTTTCGTCGGCCATTTCTTAAAGTTTTCCTATTTAAACGGCCACTTGATGCCAGTCTTTTTCTCGAAGGCACTTGTAGCTTTTTTGAGTCGTGATTTCTGCTTATAAGTCTTGGGATCGTTTAAACCGTGCTGTTTGGCAACTTCAATATATTTCTTTTCATTTCCAACAGCTCTTGCGAATGCTTTGATGTCGCCCGTTTTTCCACGGACGCCTCCGGTAACAAAAGGCATATCAAACATATATTTGACAATATTTTCGACCCAGAAGCCCATCATCTTCAAAAAACTTTCGTTCAGTTGATCATTCTTTTTTAACTCTTCGAGGTCGATGATGACCTCGACAATTTCACCTTCATTCAAAGATTCCATATATAAACCCTCACTACTTTAAATAGTATTAAAAATAAAAAGAAGCCGGTATTACCGGCTTCTTTAACTCTTACCCGAAAAACGTGACTTCTTGGTTGATTTTTCCATAGCCTCTTTTTCTTTATTCATTTGCTCAATCAATTTTTCTAAAAACCATCTTCTGATAGTTATCGGCAAATTATAAGCTTCTGTAAAAGACCAGCCACCATAGTATTTCAAAACGAAGAACTCTTCATACACGTTTTCGATGTATTTATCGCTTAGGCCAAAAAAAGTCCGTCGTAAACGGCACCTCCATCTGGCCTGTTTCATAGTCACATGTCTCGCATGTAAAACTTTGAGCTAGATCAATGTTGGGCACTACTTTTTCGTATGCTTCTCTGATGTATCTTGCGTCTCTTGCTGGCATATTGTCAATAAAAGACTTAATTGTAACGTTATCTGTTCTTTGGCTGACCGAGACGATCATTAGGTTTAGCTGATCTGTCAGTGAAGATTCAGGAAGTTTTCTTTTCTTCTTCTCTTCTGCTGTTTTCATCAAATATTTTTCGTCTCTTCCTGTAAATAATTTAACCTCGACATCAACCTTCGTGGCTGGCGTCTTAATTGTAAAGGTTCCCTGTGGATTTTCTAAAATATCGAATTCTTCGTATTCCCCACCAGAGTAAACATCTGCGCTATCGAGATCAAAAGAAAACTTGTTTGTTGTGGTGCAAACCGGACAGGTAACCTGTGTATCATACCTCGGGCCGTAGCCGGTCACTCTCGCACCTACGAGAATTGCGTTTTTATCCCCAATATAAAGAGAGTCCATATCAATGCTCTTATCGACAAGAATATTTTTAAGGAATCTATCGAGGGCTAAACCTTTCTTAAGGAGGGCTCTCGAAGTTAGGATATCTTCATCTTTCGCCGTCATATGGCGGATTTCTACTACACTCTCGTTGTGTAGCGGATGGTCCTCTGGATAATACTTCCCCTCTGATGGGAGTTCTACAAACTCTGTGGGGGTTGAAAAATCTAAAGGAGCCATATTTGGGGGCGGAGAACTAACTTTCTTCGCTCCCGGTTTCTCATCTTCGGCGCCGGTGCGCCGAGAGTTATTTCTAGCCAAATATCACCTCATGTTTCATATCTTAGCTCTCGCCGGGGCTAAAAAATGTATTGCTATCAACGTCTTTTCCGTCAGGTCGTTTCGCGCCTGTTTCGGAAGAAGTTTGGGTTTCGATTACCGCCCAATCATATCGAACGGTTAGAGTAATTTCTGTCATGTCGTCGGAACTATAATCAAGGTCTCCGTATGTTGCGCCGGTAAGGAAGGGATTCCAAAGAGTCCAAGTTTCGACAGCGTTTCCAAGAGAGTCAATTTGAGAAATAACAACCGATCCCATGGCCGCAACAGATGCTTGCTTAGAGATTGTTGTTGTATCAGTAACGTCTTTTGGCGGATTATATCCACTTGCTCTAATAATTGCAGCCGTGTTAATTGCCGCGTCCGGACTCACTGGGTCGACCAAGGTAATTGTAACCTCGCCCCACTCTGCTCTTCCTGGATAATAAAATCTATGATTTAAAAAGTTGTGTTCGATTGTAGAGATTGTGATTTCAGGCTTTTTACAGCTCTTGGCGTACCAAGTTGCTCCATTAGGCATTCTGCCTATATCAACCAAAAATCTATATGCTCTTTTCGGATCTTCAAATTGTGCATCGGTCCAAAACGCCATTTAATTATTTCTCCCTTGTGTACTCTGTACTAGTAAATAGTCTTTCGAATTTTTATTCGTCTTTTTAATCATCGAAAGATGCCCCTGTTCTCGTAATCACAAAATCAACTGCGATAAACTCGATTGCTCTTGCAGGCTTTAAGAAGATCTTAGCATACATGATGTTCTGATCAATAAGGTCTGGAGTTGTTGTAGTGCTATCAAGAATGACTTTCCATTCACTCAATCCAAGTCTAGACTGAACACTCGCTAAGAATGGTCTAACCTCGCCCAAGAATCTATTCCAAGTTACTTGAACGTTTTGATCAAACAAGATTCCAGAAGAGATTCTTGAAACTTGCTTTTTGATATAAATTAGCAAGCGTCGAACGTTGATTCTATCCAGTGCAGATCTCGTGACCTGTAATGTCTTTTGTCCGAAGACGACGATGCCCTCTGATGGGAACGTCGCGATTGGATTGATGTTAGCTTCGTATAGATTATCTCTATCCTTAGATGTCAATCTCCTCGTGATGTTTGTTACTGGCCATCCTGCGGCGCCTTCTGTCAAGCCTCCGCGATTGAATCCTGCTGGTGCGAACCAGACTTCAGATTTTGCTTCTGAAGAGGCCATCGTACCAAGCGCGATTACTGATGGGGGCGCCCAAAGGAGTTGATTCGAAATTGTATCCAGAATCTGAACCCAGGGATAGTAAGTGCATGCGTAAGAAGAGTTGATTCCTCTGGTTCGGAGACCGCTGACGCACTGAGTGATTGTGTCCTGATTTCTTTGTTGAAATGTCTCATCGGAATCTGTAAATGGTGTATAGACACTTGGCAAGTCAATGATTGCCAAAGCATCGGCCCGGTCTTCACATGTGTCAATTAAGTGTTGCGTCAAAGATGAGTTGGTTACTCCGGGAATTGTCATGATGTTACACTCAACAAAGTCTGGATCTTTGACTGTATCAATTGATCTCTTAATGGAGTTGAATGCGTAGTTTGCTGTATCCAAATTTGCACCGTCGCTAAGGAGAGTGTTTCTGAAAGGCTCTGCCTCGGTGATATCAAGACCGTCGAAGCCACCATAGAGAGGTGCTGTGATCCTGTCATATCCTTGTGTGAGGATTTCTTGCCAAGAGGAAGATACTGCTGTTGCAGAGGCGCCGGAGAACCTGGAGCCAGATTGCCAAAATGCTGTTGCGGAGCCGGCTAAGACGACATCGTCAAGGGAAACTGCCCAACTATATTCAACAAGGTTGCTGGTGATTCCGGACAGAGAGTCTTCTGATGTGACATCTTCGGGCTTTCTCCACATGTAATCTCCCCACCCTTGGTCGATTCTAGAAGAGGCTCTAGTTTGGGTGGACATTGGGCCGAAATAAGCGTCGGTTGGGTCTGCGATTCCACCATCGGAGGCGGATAATCTCAGAAGTTGCTCTGGGAAATTAAGTTTTAGGCCGGCGATGACTGTGGATCCAGATCCAACATAAATAGAGTCGGCGCCCACTGTTCCCTCGGGGGGATTGCAAAGCGGGACAGAGCCAGAACCAAGGAGGAAACTACTTACTCCCTCGATGTCAATACCGGCGAAGGTGGTGTCTGCTGGTGTTCCCTCGACCGTCTTGAATCTCAAAGGACCCGTACAGCCGAATGGAAGAAGTCTTGCGTCCATGAGACCAGATTCAATATCCGGGTTCATGTCCATTCTAATATATTTTGATTTATTGACGTATTGACCATATTGTCTCAAGCGTCTTTGAGTGTAGTCAAATTCGTAGTATGTGTCTCCGATGACTCTTCCAATGAAGTTTTCAGAGGATGGATTTAGGTTCAGGTTTGTAAATTGTTCCACGACTTGGACCACGTTGTCTCTATCCGAAGCCGCCCTAACAACAAGGTTGAAAGAACCGAATGGGTCTGAGGTGTTCGTGGAAGCCTTAATGGAATTGATGGAGATCTTCAAGTTGTCTTGTGTCCATCGGCCGCCGTCCAATGAGGCGACCCTGAAGAGCCTTACCATATTTTCTGTTCGATAAGAGCCGGTATCTGTTGACAAGTCCTGCGAGAAGAAATATCCTGTTTTCGCATATTGAAAATCAATTTTGTATTCGTCTTTTTGAGCCTCCGATCCGGATCCCATAGGAATAAGGACAGCTCTTGTGTCTGCATTGCTGTCGAGAAGTTCGTTGACATCTGTCTCGAATGTTTCACCGAGCCAATAGTATTGCTCTTTGCTCTTTAAATTTGTGGGATTGACAAAGGCATCGTTTGTTAATTGAGGGTTTGTGTTTAGAACGTTTCTAATAAAAAGGTTTGAGTCTCTGTTGAAGTTGAATGATGCTTTCCATGGAGTAGTATCTGCTGGCCCATATACGGAAAGTCTAAATGCGGCATCAGAACCGACGTCTTCAAAGAGTGCGCATGCGCCTTCGTGTGTAATTCCGCCAGTGCTTGAAGAAACGGCTGTTCCGCTCAATGCGAGGGCGCCCTGGTTGCAATATAGAATAGCTCCGAGTGTTCCGGTTACTGCTTCCCCCACCGAAGCGCTGGGGACGATAAAGAGACCGTATGATCCGCCGTTTGTGGTCTGATCGGTACTGAATGTTCCTGCGCACTTCCAACCTGCGAGTGCGATGCTGTTTCCTTCTCCGGAGTTTGCTGGGTTGTCTTCTCCAAGAAGCCGAACCATCGTAATCGGGCCAACATTTGCTTTTAGGTATGCCATAGCGGCATATGAGGCGTAGGTTGGGCCGGTTAGGTTTCCTGCTCTCCATACATCTCCACCTGCTCCGCCTCCGGGAATTGGGTTTCCGAAGACCTGAACGAACTCTGATGGAGACTCCACGGTAACGGGCCTCATAGACGGGCCCATTCGGGTCCTTCCGATAATAACTGGGCCAACTGCCTGACGAATAGCAGGGAGTTGTGAATTATCTACTTCACTCAGGAAAATACCTGGAGAAACAAATTTGAACTTCTTAACTGACATGTAAAGATTCTCCTATCAAGCAATTTAGTTTTTACTTTTACAACTATAAATAGTCATTCAAAGCTTCAAAACCTCATAAATTATATCCCTAATTCTTCTTTGGAGGTTTTCCGAATTGTTTTATGTCGCCCATAATGACATGCTCGCGTGGTGTTTTGACTTCAACCGCATTTTCTCGAATTGTGATTTTGGGCCTTTCTTCGTTCTTTGATGATCCAAGGAGGTATCCGAGAATCTTAATATTGATTGTTGTCTTATAAATTCTTTCTTCGTCTCCGAGATTTGAGACGTTGTTGTCGAGGGAAAAGTCATTCTGAATGAATCCTTCGAACTTGTGGCCATCGTTTTTTATGAAAAAGTTATTAATTTGTCCGGTGCGGACCATGAATGGGGTAAAAATTTCATTTAATTGTTGCTGATATTCTGAGCGGATTATGACATCGTAGTTTGCAACAACATATGTTGGGACCGGGGAAGTTATTGTATTATAAACAATCTTTTTATTGTTTGTTGGGAAGTTCTTTTGGCCTCGGGTTAATTTATTTGCGTCCTTGTTGGCAAAATTTGAAGTCTTATCTTGATTGATTCTCCTGGCCATTACAATGGCGCCGCCCCTAGCATCATTTTGAACTGGAACGTGTGCCCAGGCAACCCCCTTCATGGCAGGATCCTTTATCAAAGATGTTCTGTTAACAGTCATCATTGGGAGTTTGAGCCTACCCTTGTCGTCTCTTAAATCTTTATTGTTTTTAATTTGGTAGGCGCGTTCAGAGGCAACCCATATAACTGGTACCTTATTCCACCCCTGGTTCGAAGAAGCAAATATGTCCAACTCTTCGTCTAGCCAGCGGAAGAAAGCTGTATCAATTGTTTCTATCGTGGATGGCATGAGGACCATTTCTTTTATTTTTTCATCGCCCTCACGCTTCTCTTTGAAATAAGGACGATACCCTTTATATTTATCTTCTTCACTGGGCATCGAACAGAGTCTCCCTTGCCAACGAGCATTCTGCTGTTATTTCAAACGAATAATCAATTTGACCAAACAACATTCTTGGCTCAATTAGCTTTGTTATTTCGTATAGGCTGTCTCCGTATTGGACAAAGTCGCCTTCACGGACAAACATATCCTGGTCCTCAGTCAACCTTCTTCTATGAAAGTGTAAGACGATTTTCCAATCCTTGTCCAATCCGATGTTGTCGCTGTAAACCGTGGATGAACCCTCCCAATCAACGAGTACATAGACTCTTACGGGGGGCAGGAAGGTCTTCTCTATTGCCTCACCATAAAGGGGGTGGTAGTTGGTTGCGGCGATGTCTATGGGGTAATAAGCGATCTGCTGGCCTATAACACGCTCCATAAGCTCGTCATTGACCTGTTTGACAAGATTGCGCTCCGGCTCTCCCAGAAAGAGGGGTGGAGGCGGTGCGTCTGGTTGTTCCCATTTGTTGTCATCGGCCATTCACTTTGTTATCCTTGAAAAATTAAATTCGGTATGCGTTTCTGAATTGTAAGAACGTTCTCTGACTTTTCAGCGTCAAGTTTTGCCATCTCAGAGTAAGTAACTTGATCGAGGATTTCCTTGAGTTCATCTCTGAGCGCTTGTTGTTCGGTTGCTGCCTGACTCAATAAGGCATCTGCGTTTAAATTGACAGATTCTCCCGGAATCGGGATTGTCTGAAACTTGCCCCTTATTTGGCCAAGAGTTTCTTTTGATAAAGCAAGTGCGAACCTGCGGATCCACTGTTTTCCGATCGCATTGATGCTCTCATACGGTATATTGTCGAAGGGTAACGAGTTCATGTTGTTAATTCCGTCGACGCCGGCGTCATAATCTGGGGGGTTTTCCCAAGCATTTGGAATTACGGAGAACTCGACCCACATGAAACGATAAGTACTTATTAGATCTGGTTGCGGGAAGATTCTCAATTTATTGTTTTTCATTTCGAAAGAGTAGTGAGAGAGCCTTGTATATAAATGGTCCTCAAAGGCCATTGCCTGTAACTTATTGTGCCAAGCGGGAATAAGCTCGAAACTCGAATCGTCCGTATACTGCCCATAATAATTCATATTTCCAACGACGTTGAGGCCTCCGAAATATCCGAAGAATCGCCACATAGCATTGGGAGTCTTAAAGAAGACTTTTTTGACTATGACGCGCTTATCTTGAACGACGCCATTGAATTCAACCGTATTACCGGTGGCCGGGTCAATACCGGTGGCCGATGTGCCAGAAATAATGGCTTGTAAATCATAATCTTGCTGGCCCTCTTCCAGTTTAAAAGATGCCGAATAGATGGGAATTGTACCTCCTACACTGGCTTCAAAGGAGAAGGAGTCGGCAACTCGTCGTGCATATTCAAACATCACGCGAGGATATTTTAAGTTGACATTTTCAGGACCAGAAACGATGTTTCCGTCTTGATCAAAGGTTCCCGTTGCTTGGCCAAGAACATCTGAAAGCATATTTTTTGATTGATGAAGATTGACGAGATAACTGTATTCCAAGACAGCTTCTTCATAATTCGCGTAAACATTGCTGGCCTTCAATTCAATATCTAGGATATTTCCACCTATCTTATTATAGGTATAGGCGACCTGATCTGCCGCTCCCGAAAGAAACGGATCCGATGCCGAATAGATTCCCAAAGGAAGCGTGGCTGCTACGTCTCCGGCGGTGCCAGTTGGTGGCAAAATTGATTTGCTCATTTGACTGGCTGGTGATAATGTGGGCAATGCTGCCATATATAGTCCCTCCGCTATTAATTAGTTTCTAAACAAACAAACCCCCCTCCGAAAAACGAAGGGGGGC